CCAGATAACTCCTGAAATACTGGAGAAAACAGAGCGTTTAGCAGCGCAAGGTCTTAATCAGGTGCAGATTAGTGCGTGTTTAGGTGTTAGACCTGAGACCATCAGCGTTAAGAAACGAGCATTCACACAATTCGCTCAAGCCATAAGCCTGGGCAAGGCAAAGGGTATTGGAACCGTTACAAATGCGCTGTTTGAGTCTGCACAGAATGGTAGTGTTCCGGCGCAAATCTTCTTCCTGAAGAATCGGGATCCGGAGAATTGGAAGGATGTTACCGCACACAGTGTGTCCCTCGTTTCCAAGATGTCAGATAGCCAATTACTCTCTGAGGTTCGAGCAGACCCAGAACTTGCGAAAGTCCTGGAGTCATCGCCGGTAATCGAGTCAACCGACCACGAAGTCGTGGGATAACCAATGTGGCGGATGTACATTCCGCCATGCAAACAATGATATCAGTGACTTACGAGGATGGCAGCAGAATGTACCGACAAATATACCGACAAAAGAGAGCAGCCGATGCTGCGTGGCTATCGGGATGCAGACCTACCCATGATCCTCGACTCGTGGCTCAGGAGTGGTCTCCAGTACCCGATCTTCACCTCCGAGGTCGGGAGACCCCCTATCCGCCTGAGGGTACCCGGCACACTCCTCCTCTCACAATCCCGCACTCTCCTAAAAACCTTAATCCCAAAAACACATGTATTAGTTTTATGCAATCCAGAGGACGAGGATCACATCATGGGATGGGTGTGTTATGAGGAGGAGGCTCCCTGTTTACATTTTTTATTTATAAAGTTTAATTTCAGAAGAATGGGAATGGGCAGCAGATTATTATCAGAGACAGGATTACCAAAGTTTCCAGAGGAGTGTGAGGTCAGTTGGAGAACACCTGCACTTAATTTTTTCACAAAGAACTACAAGTGGATCTGGAATCCATTTAGGAGTTGGACATGAAGGTAGGACGAGTTCAGTTTATAAAACCAGTGAGTATCCCACATTACAATGTGGTTGAAGGATTAAACTATAAGAGTCACAACCACGAGTTAGACATGGAGTTTGACGGAAGTGTTTTAACAATCAGAGGAATGCCGGAGCGTTTAAAGGGAAGGTTAGTTGAGGTGATGGTTCCAATCTCGAACATCGCCGGATACTTGAGTATGGACGCAGAGTTAGAATGGACAAGAGAAGATGAGCGAAGACAAGCAGCACTTGAAGCGTCCAGACATCAGGGACAAGAAGCGCGGAACGCGTCGGGAGCGGATGCACGATCTCAACCTGACTCCACAACAGAGGGCGCTGCTCGAAAGCCTGGTCGCCCGAAAAAAGACAAAGGAGATCGAGGTCGCCCGGTTAAGCGACGCGTCTGAATCTTTGCGAGAGAGTTTATTTGCGGAGCAGCGCATTTTCTTTGATTCTGAAAGAAAGAAGAAACTTGCCCGGTGTTCTCGTCGTGCAGGCAAGACTCATCTGAGTGCAGTGATTTTGCTCTGTGCCGCAATAGAGTATCCAGGGAGTTTGGTTCCATACATCACCTTGTCAATGAAGAACGCAAGGAGGATTCTCTGGGCAACCTTGCACGAGTTGGATTTGAAGTTTGGATTAAACTTGGAGTTCCGTGCAAATGATCTGACGGCAACATTATCAAATGGTTCACAGATCATCTTGGCAGGTGCAACAGATTACGAGGAGATTCAGAAACTGAGAGGTCCAAAGTACGGTGCCGTGATCTTGGATGAAGTCCAGAGCATGAAGGCATCGGTATGCAGAACCTTGGTCGTAGACATTCTAGAACCAGCAACAATGGATTTGGATGGAACCATCAACGCGTTTTTCACACCTAGTGCGTCGGCAGCAGGATATGCATATGACATTGACCATGTGGATGACGCATGGGAGAGACATCATTGGACAATGCTTCACAACCTTCATCTTCCTCGTGCAGGAGAGTGGCTTTCTCAGCGCAAGCAGGAGAATCATTGGACAGATGACACGCCAGTTTTCCGCAGGGAGTATTTGGGAGAGTGGATACATGATCAGGAAACACTCGTTTATGGGTTCTCTCCGACACGGAATTTATGTGAACCGAGTCCGGACAGCAACCTGGAAAGCTTTGTTCTTGGCATCGACCTTGGATTTGTGGATGCGTCTGCATTTGTCATTCTTGGATTTTCAGAAGACTCTCCAGACGTTGTGGTGGTACACAGCGAGAAGACTTCAGGACTCACGACAGAAGATATCGCAAGGAAGATTCACATTTTAGTCGACAGGTTTGATCCTGTGAGGGTGGTTGCAGACTCTGGAGGACTAGGAAAGATGATTGTCGAGGAACTGAACAAGCGCTACGAGTTGAATGTCTGGCCGGCAGAGAAGTCAAAGAAGTTGGATCATATTACACTCATCAACAGTGATTTTCAGACAGGACGTTTATTGATTGAAGAGACTCCATCAACAGAGCCTCTCAGAGATGAACTCACCTTGTTGGAGTGGAACCTCGCAGAAAAAGAAAAAGGACGGTTCATTGAGCGTGATGATTTAGAGAATCACTGTTCAGATGCAATGCTCTATGGATGGAGAGAATGCATGCACTATCTGCATCGAGAATCAAATCCAGTTCCTGAATCAGGATCTCCAGAATATTTCAGGAAATTTGAGAAGGAACTAGAGGCAGAGTGTTTGAAAAGTGTAGAGGATCCTGAGCCAGAGTGGTTTGAGGTGAATGTTGAAGAATCCGTGCATTACATTTAGAGATGTCAGAGACTAAGGAGCAATTCCGGAAGCGTGCAGACCTAGCACAACAGGCAAAGATCAATTTTGTAAAGGGTATCCTTTCCGGCACCTATGGTCTTCCTGGTGACATTGTCGAGCTTTTCTCTGGTGCATTCGTGCCAGGCAAAGCAGAGAAGGTATTGAGGACCAGACCTCCGGGTGTGCCTCCAGATCAACCTGTGGAGGTGCCGGAGGGTGTTGTGGCACCACGTCCTGAACTCCGTTCTGAACAGATTGGTGTGCCAAAAGTCAAGTACACCAGCGGAGACTTGGCACGAAGGTTGGGATTGGATCCTTACTCTGGAGAGACCCTCATCGCGCAGTTACTTGCTCCTGATCCTTTCGTAGGAATCAAGGCAGCAAAGGCATTAAAACTTGCAGATCTGGGATTCCTGGGTGCGCTAGGATCGATAGCTCAGCTTGGAAAACGTGCAGACAAGCTGAAGGCCTCCGGGAAATCCTCAGAGGAAATTGCTGCGGCACTGAATGTGACAGAGGCGCCCACAAAATCCGGATGGAAGAAACTTCCTGAGAAACTTCCGGTGCAGGCGTTTGGAGGAGAACGTGTGATGCTGAAGCGCACCCTCCAGCAGCAGATCATGGCATCAGATGCAATGAAGGATCTGCGGAATTACATGACCGAGGAGGAGTTGTTGATGCTCACTCCTGACACCATCAAGGCAATTGAGACGATTGCACAGACAGGAAAAACACGGACAGGAAGACCAATCACAATCCTTGGAGGACAACAGATTCCACGGTTGGAGAAGGAGGATCTCAGCGCACTTGCATTTGCAGGGCGTTTCAAACAAGGGTGGTATCGACATGGTGCCGAGCAACTCCAGAATGTCTTTGGAGAAGACACTGAGCGGTTCATTGCATTGCTTGCTGCAACGTCTCCACAAACCTCTGTGGAGATGAACCTGGAAAACGCCCTCCGGGTTTGGAGGACATGGACCGACGCAGGAAGACCCACAGATTCCAAGGAAATCCGCAGGATCATGGGAAAATCGGTTGTAGGCACCGGCACCGAGAAATCTGTGATGAACGCATGGGTGAACAACTCGGTCACTGCACTCACTGCAAAGGATCCGACTGTGATTGAACTCTCAGGTCCAAAGGCAGATTCATTCATGCGGAACCTCCTGTCTAATCTTGATGAGGTCACTCTTGACACCTGGCAGGGACGTGCGTATAACCTCTTGCAGGAGGTCTTTGGAGGAAAGATCTTCAAATCCACAGGGGGTCGTGGAGT